TGTATCAGTGTCTGTAGCTTTAAAAAGAAGATTATCTGAAGTGTCGGTAACAAGTGAATATCTGTAAGCCGCTCCATCTCCAAATTTTAATGAAGCTGTTGAAGCATTTCCGCCTACAATTCTTAATTCAGCTGAAGAAGCTGCATCACTTCCTTCACTGTGGTATATTCTAGATACTAAAGCAGTACCTGCTGTATCATCTTGAACATCTAATGCAGCACCGGGTGAAGTTGTACCTATACCCACATTACTACCAGAAATTTGTACAAAACCTGTAGCACTATCTCTTACACCAAAATAAGCGTTTTTAGCATTGTTATATAATTTAATACTGTTACTTTGTCGGGTAATACCGTGATTAGTGCCTGCAATCATAACATCAGTTCCAAGACCACTTCCTAATCTAACATCAACCGCTCCAGATACATCTAAAGCATACGCAGGTGCAGTTGTGCCTATGCCTAATCCAGTGGCAGTTACTGCTGCTATATCTGCATTTTCTATTCTCATTCGGATTTCTTGTCCAGTTGGGGCATTTACATAAGTTGTACCATCATCTTTCTGCATTAACGCATATCCGTTGGTATCTGCTCTCATATCATAATGTGAAAAGGAAGCATAGTCTGAAAAGTTATAACCAATAACAGCATTACCTATAGTAGCAGTAACGTCAGTGTTAGCGGCAAGTGATAAATTAGTTCCATCATAAGTTAAATTAGCACTACCTGTGGTTAATCCAGAAGTAGATTGACCATATGCAATCTGTCCATCTGTTATAACATTGAAAGCTGTAGAAGTCCAATTAGAACCTCCTCCAGCTATCGTACCTGTAAGAATTCCGTCAGTTCCCATAGCAACGGAAGAAGTATAATAATTAGAAGCAGAGTTTTCTGCCCATGACATAACACCAGCTGTAGTAGATACTAATACGTAATCATTAGAAGCTGGATAAGCGCTAGGTAAAGTATAAGTTGTGTTACCAGCTTGAGATGCTGCTCCTGCTATTTGAGTATAATGGGAACCATTGCTAGAGTCTTCTAAAAATTGTATATAACCAGCAGCAGATGAATTACCTCCCATCTTTGTTCCTGTTACAAAAGTAGTAACGGGAGTAAAGGTAGTCATTGCATTACCAGTTACATTGGTAGTGTCTTGCATAGAACCTGTGAGTTTGCTGTCTGTACCAAAAGTTAATGCAGTTAAATAATAATTAGCACTAGATGCTGCTACCCATTTTAAACCAGTTGCTTCAGAACTATCTGCGGACAAAACATATCCATTAGTTCCTACTGGTAAACGGGTGCCGCTAGTACTAAAAGTATAAACGTCACCTTTAGTTGTGAGTGGAGAGCTGGTACTGGAAGTCTTAGATTCGACATAGTTTTTGTTCGTACCATAAGTAGCAGTACTCTTTAAAATTTTATTATAATTAGCCATAGGTCACACTAAAGTTTAATAGGGTGGAGGGATTAAGGTTCCCTCCGGACCTTGTAATAAAACTTAAATCAATCTAAGCGTTAATACAGATAGTACCGACTGATGGTCTTACAACCTTCAATCCGTATCTCATAGACATGTAGGAACCAACAATTCCGAATCCCGGATTTGCTTCTTCTACAGTCAATGGTCTTCTTTCAACGTAAACCATAGGTTTAACAGATAAATCAAACATTCCAATTCTGTCTGAAGGAACCCATGCACTTGTTATTACGTCAAGTCCATATAAACTTCCAACTTTACCAGTTGCGGCAGTTTTGTTGAAAGGATTTGCTGGGTTATTCAAAGTAGTTGTTGGGTTTGATGCGTCACCTGCTTCTCCACCTGCACCTGCTGTGAAAGCAGTTACAAAGTCACCAATCTTTAATAGATGGTGGTAGTGTGCTGGGGATATAAACAAGTGTGATGCGTTAAATCCATGTGTTGCTATACGGTCGATACCTTTTGCTACATCTGACAAAGCAAACTCTCCATCACCTGAGCCACCTACTGCATTGTAATAACCACCACGAATTAATCGGGCGCTTGATTCATTAGCGTAGGATACAAGTCTGTGTCCTGCTGCGTTGATGTCTGAGGCAGCCATACCGCTACCAAAGAATCCACCATATACGTTGTTTGAGAAGTTAGATAGATTTGCTTCTGATGTATCAGCATCAATAGCATATGTACCGAAGGTTGTGTCTGCTGCACCACCGAAAATAACCTTAACTACGTGTTCGGTCATGTGACGGTCAACAGCTCTACGAGCTTCTGTTAATGCCATCTCAACTTCATTGAATCGAGAATCTTCTATCATTCTTCGGGTAACAGCTGTAGCAATACCCCATTCTTTCACTGAGACACGCTCGGAGCGTAGCTTTGTGTGTTGGTATTGCGGCGTGTTGCCCTCGTCTATCATTTCCAGCTTCATGCTGGGTTGTGCGAAAGTAATATCAATATTACCGCCTGTATCTGTGCTCATTGGTTCTGCAAAGTATTGCATAACTGGAAGGTCTGTGACCTTGTAGTCCATAATTGCATCTTTGTAGTCAACCAATATACGCTCTCCGGTTCCACCGGTTGCGTTGTAAGCTCCAGAGTTCAAGCTAGTTAGAACACCGGGTGTTGCTGTTGGGTAATCAGGCATATCTTATTCTCCTTATAGTGTCTGACATTTCGTCAATCCTGCTGCACTGTTGTTTTCTAAAGTTACAGCTTGGCACTTTGGTGCACCAGCAGCGTTTGTAGCTGTGGTTAATCTTCCCTCAGTTGCGCCCATCATTAATGCAACACCTGCTCCTAAATCGTCACAGTTGATGTTAAGGATAACTCCTTGACCAGTAATCACTGAAGCCACAGCAGAGGCTGCTGCGTCTGTCAATGCTACTCCAACATATGCGAAATCGTAGCCGGAATCATCACTATCCGCTTTTTGGAGTTTACCATTTGTATCTATTGTACAGGCATCTCCAGCAGTGATTGCTTCAGCAGTTGTATACGGTAATATACGTGCTGGAGCTCCACCGTCATTTATCAAAATTTCTGTTGCCATATTTATTCACCTCTTTTATAGACATCAGGGTTAAGTCTAAACATTCCCCCTTTGTCCATCTTTATTCCAAACTTTCTTTCGGTTTCTTCTGGTGTAGCTTCTTCTGAAGATGCTTTACCTTTTCCGAATGAACGCTCGGTTTCTGCTTCTGGCACTGGCATAGCTGCCAATGCTTCGCTGAATCCAGTCAGCTTCATCTCATCCCAAGACGTGAGCTCCTCGATTCGAGAATCCTTTTTATCCTCTTCCACAGTTCCTAGAAGAATTTCTTTGGAGATAACAGCCTCGATAGTCTTGGCTTTTCTCTCCTCAGCTTCTTTTGCTGCTCTTTCTTCATCAGCTGCTTTGAATGCCTCAATTTCTTTTAAGGCTGCTTCATAAGCAGTATTGATTTCAGCTTTTGCAGCTTCTGCCTCTTCTAGTTGTGTCCTGAGTGAAGCGAATTCTCTCTCGACGATATTCTCAGCTTCGGACTTTACTTCCTTTACTTCGTCGGCCATGTTATCAACCTCTATAGTTGTCCCATCTGCTTCACAACATTCATCCCCTTCTTTACACGAGTCACAGCAATCCTTATGCTCTTCATCTTCAGGCTCTGAATGTCCACATTCCTTTCCATCTTCTATAGTACATTCTTTACAGACAGGGTCCATCTTTTCATTATCTATGAAACTAATTTCAGTAGGAGTTACATTAGTAGCAAAGGTACTACCCATAACATCGATGTCGTTTGAAAGCCAGTCAATGCTAACATGGGTCATATCTCCTTCCTTGACCTTATCCATCACTTCTTGACCGCGTCCATATTTATTAGATACCATTGCTAGCATCTTTATGGCGGTCTTTCCATTATCCATCTTGATTACCTCAGGGTTGGTAGCCATGCCAATTAAATCCTCTTCGGTTCTCTGATGGTCCACATAAATTGGAAGTTCTTTAAATCTTCCTATATGTTCTTTTAATACGTTTGGTTCAATATAAACTTTTTGTTGTTCTCCGTCTTCCTCATATTCATGAGGTCCGGATGTAATAGCGATGACAGGGAATGAAACAGTATCTATCCCTTCTTCGCTGGTAAGTGTAACATCTTCTGTTCCTCCAAAAGAAAGACCAAAAGAGCGACGCACTGGCTCTAGAGATTTACCTGTTCCAAATTCCCGCTCAACACCATTATCTTCAGCCCAAAGGTTACACATACCT